CGATCGTATATCTCATAAAATAGCATCAACATTAGAGAGAATAATCAACTCGATAAATGTTCGTCAATACAACATGAGATAAAATAACTCCAAGTTGTAGACGGTGGATTTCACTACAAAAATCAGCCCATTCAAATTCTGAGCCACCATATCTCTCAATTAGAGAAGATAAGGGCAATTCGATGGGTAAAGGTGAAAGACCACAACGCTCACGCCAAGCATTTAGGACAATAGAAACAGGCTCGTTACACTCTGCGGATAATCTCTGGAGTAAATGTAATTCGAAAAGTTCTACCATACTCTTGCTTCGAAATTCATTATTGGTTAAACCAAAATGCAAAGCAGTAAGAGCGGCCCCTTCGAAAACTCCAAGAGAACGAAAAATACATCCATAATTTTTCCAGGAGACTAACCCGGAAAAGCTTCTCTTTAAAAAGGAAACTTGATTAAATGTATCTCGCTTATCACAAGTAACAACCCAACCACATGCTCGTGATGCTGCTGGTATTAAAATACTCAGATCTACATCACGATTATCTAAAATGTGGAGGTACAAAGAAAACCCAATGGAAAAAGATGCTAACTTATTCAAAAAGGTTGTAAGTACCGAACCACTATATTCAAACAAAAACATAGGTTCAATAACAACATACTCCTGGGAATTTGAAGGATTCACCAGTTTCGTCGGGCGGGCACATTGACTAATAAGAGCATCGGCAGTTTTAACCGAACCTAATCGACTTAAAACATACCAAGCTAATGCAAAGACACCTGGGCCATTGCTTGAGTCACAAGAACTGATATCAGTCTCATAAATAGCAACATGACCGAAGGAATCTTTATAGACTAAAAACCCATCATCACTAAAAATCACAAACAATAAGGTCTGGTTATTTAAACTATTGATTCTATGAATCAACAGATCAGACTCTTTGCGTGATTGTGCGGCGCAATCTAGAATGATGAAATTCAGGCCAAATGAGTTCTGCAGGTACTCATGAACTTTAAATTCATGCAAAGCTGCTTTGGAAATCTCAGGTAAATTAGGTTCATACAAACATAGTTCTCCTATGCTAGCATACAACCTGGGAACTTTCCCGGGTTTACCTGCCTCACGTTTAACTTTGGATTCCCACTCACCAGCATTGTGCAAAATTTTCTCCAGTGATTTATCGCTGGAGTAATAATTTTCATACCGCAACCTACTTGGATGAGGTAATTGCACACGCTGTTTTAGCCAATCACTCCGATCATAAAATCTGTATAAAGGATCATACACCACCAACGCTAAGTATAATGGTATTTGAACGAACACAAACTTCTTGACTGCAGCTACACTGCTGCTAACCATCTGTTTACCCCAACGTACAAAAGATTTTAACATTGAATTCAATGACCAATCCCGTCTGTAGGGAGTGGAAGAATCACGTAAATACCTCATAAATGCGTCCCACCGATAATCACTATTATCCAATGGAACTTGTACGGCCTCCCAAGATTTCCTGCCGGCGGAAACCTGGAGTGGGATTGTTGGTTTAAATTTAACAACATCCATGGCATCTTGATTTGACTCAATACTCGCACCACCTAAGGAGAGAAAATGATTCAAATCAAAATAATGCCTTGCATGTGTCAACAACAGAATTTGGTTAGCAAACAACTCATCTTCAGAATCACGAGATTTAAAATATCGCGCTAAAGCTTGAGTTGCATTTCCACCGTTAACGTCGTAGTAGGAAAAACATTTACTTCCTACTAATCGACACATACTAATTTGCATGAATTTAATACCAACACTATAAGAGGTGGTAAACGTGGGATATAGCGAGACACTATTACCGACGTAATTCATAAAGAAACCCCGAGAATTCTTGATCTTCCAGCGACAATTGAATTTCCAATTACATGGTAACTCACACTCTGCTACTGGTACTTCTGCCAATAGCTGAGTCTTGACAGAAAGCAAATTGCGATTCGCAACAAGCAAAGCTGACGTGACGTCCAAAATGGGTTCTACACTCTGTAAAGAGGCAATACTATGGCAGTACACTAAATAACTACCATAGACCCATTGAGGTGGGATCATATGAAACTCACTGTAAAGAGTACGC